GTTAATGATTTCATGGATAGCGTCCACCATATTTGGTGTCCACTATTCTCTCAGGAATTTCAGGATCTGCCAGACGGTGCTGAGACGACGCTTACAAATGGCGGTAGTGAAATGCGAAAATTCAAAATAATTATTGAAACGGGAATAGCTGGTGGAGATTTTGAGGATGTATTCGAAGTAGATGATGACGCAACACCTGATGAAATTCATGACGAAGCAAAAGAAATTTTCTTTAACTACTGCAATTACTCATACCACGAAATAAAAGACGAAGAGGAAGGACAAAATGGCTGATTTTGGTTCAACTAAATATAACGCCAGTTTTGAAGAATGGCATGAACTGTTAATGGATTATGCAGAGTTACGCGGTGGAAGTGCCGCTGATGCTGAAGCATGGCGTGATGATTATGAAGCAGGGAAAACTCCGGTCGAAGCATATTGTGATGAGTGGGGCGATGAATGAGCGAGATTAATTATCAGGAAGGGCATGAAAAGGCAGGGCAGGCAAAACCAGTGGCATGGCGATATCGCTACGTGAAAAAAGGCGTTACAGACTTTCAGGGGAAGCAGTGGGCTGGTGACTGGAAATATGTCCAGACAAAAGAAGATTGTAACGACAGACCGAACTATGAAATTCAGGCGTTATTCACGGCCCCGCCAGCCCCGGTGACATCAGAAGGACTAGTTAAAGCCGTGCGCTTTTATGAACAGGTAAAGCGTGAGAATCCACCCGTCGAAACAGGTGCATGGAAAGATGCTGTTGACTGGGTACTCAAAGAGGCTTGTCAGGTTGTAAACATTCGCATCAAAGGAGAATGAGATGGCGTTAACACACCGCGAACTCTGTCAGATTGCCTACAGGTTCCTTAAGCGCAACGGGTTCAAGGTTTGCTTTCATGACCGCTTTGTTGCTGTAACCAGTACTGGAGAACAACCAGATGCTATGGGATTCAGAAATTCAGCATCATGCCTGATAGAGGCGAAGTGTTCTCGTGCTGACTTGTTGGCAGATAGAAAAAAGCGTTTCCGTAAAAATCCCTCTCTTGGCATGGGGGACTGGCGATTCTTTATTAGTGAGCCGGGAATTATTTCAATTGAGGATTTACCACCTGGCTGGGGATTACTTCACGTTGTTAACGGAAGAGTACGGAAAGTATATGGGTGGCCCAAGGGTAATTGCTGTTGGGGTAATCCTGACGATAAGCCATTTACCGGAAATAAGCAGGTTGAATGCGATTACATGTTATCTGCATTAAGGCGCATGGAGTTGAGAGGGCACCTTAATGAAATATATGACGGTGTAATTGTTAATAAGAAAGAAGGAAACGCGGCATGATCACTATTACCAAAGAGCGACTACTGACAATCAAGCAGTGGCGCGAAACATACGGACCTGGTAGCAACGTTGTGCTTCCAGCAGAAGAAGCGGAAGAGCTGGCACGGATTGCACTGGCATCACTGGCAGCAGTATCGGATGAACGAGCAGCCTATGAATTATTTATGGAGAAGCGTTTCGGAGAATCTGTAGATCGCCGCAGAGCAAAAAATGGCGATAGAGAATACATGGCATGGGATATGGCGCTTGGCTGGATTATCTGGTGTCACCGCGCCGCCATGCTTCAGGCTGGAAACTTTCGGGAACATAAGGGTTCGTCAACCAATAATTTTCGGGAAATCTCGGAAACGTCAACCAACCATCCGGTAACTCCGGATGGTTGGATAAGCTGTAGTGAGCGAATGCCGGATGACGGGCAGTGGTGCGTAGTGAACACAGAATACGGGTATTACGTGCAATGCTGGTCTGAAGGTCAAGGATGGCTTGGTGATGATATCAGCATCCCTGAATGCGATGTAATCAATCGGATGCTTCTACCTGAACCGCCGCAGAAGGTGCGCCAATGAACTGGCCTGAAGCATTTGCAATTACAGGCGTTGCTATGGCTATCGCTTTTTTAGTATATGTTATTTGTCGGTGGGGGTAAAAACGTTCGCCGGGATTAACACCAAAGGAGGGAATATGTCGGATGATATTTCACTGGCAATGGAAGGCGCGCTGGCCGTTATTTCTGTTGTGGGCGTTTACTGCCTGGTTGTGTTTTTGATGGATCGGATGTGAAACTGAATTCATTGCGATATGGGCATTCCCATATCGGGTAAAACGGTTTGCGGTAAAGCGAGAGTTAAGTAGAATTGCTGCGGGTGCTTGAGGCTGTCTGCCTCGGGCATGCCGACGTAAGGCAGACAGAGAAAAGCCCCAGTTAACATTATGCGTCTTGCAGGACGCTTAACATTAATCTGAGGCCATATCTATGACTTGCACACTTAGATTAGCCTCTTACGCGCCGAAAGGCAAGGAGCAGCAGGCTATGAAGCAGCAAAAGGCGATGCTAATCGCCCTGATCGTCATCTGTATTACCGTCGTTGTAACGGTACTGGTAACGAGGAAAGACCTCTGCGAGGTACGAATCCGAACCGGCCAGACGGAGGTCGCTGTCTTCACAGCTTACGAATCTGAGAAGTAAGAGACCCGGCGAGGGAGAAATCCCTCGCCACCTCTGATGTGTCAGGCATCCTCAACGCACCCGCACTTAACCCGCTTCTGCGGGTTTTGTTTTTTCTTGACATTCTGGTTTACAATTCGCACGCCAGCCTGAACAACTGGCACCTGCTGTGTCACCGGAGAACCCGATGGCGCAACGTATAAAATCCCACAATTCTGAAGCCGTCCCGGCCATTAAGCGGGGGCGGCATTCGCACGTATTTAAAACCGACTGGTACCAGCATCCCCCATGCACTGAAGAACAGGCCGAATGGCTGATTCAGTGTTACCGCAGGCGCGGATATTGGTGTGTCACGTTAACCGGAAAAAGGAAAGTTTGAGAAACGCGATCTGGCACAGGCGGTGATTAACGCCGCATACCTGGTGGCCTGTGCAGATGGTGAATGTGAGGCTTCCTAGAAAGCGAAGATCGAACAGGTACTGCGTAATCAGCCTGCGCTGTACGCGTTTACGTCAGAAATTAATGCGATTAGCGCAACCATTATCGGTCAGCTGGATACGAACTTTAAAACTGGTCGTCGTGCGGCGTTACGTGAGATCGAGGATGTGAAACACGATACGCGTGAAGCGGAAGATGTGCTGGATGTGGCGGTGGCCATTGCGGAGGCAGACGGCGAAATTGAGCCGGAAGAGCGCAAGGTGCTGGAAGAGATTGCCGGTGTTCTGGGTCTTCGTCTGGAGAATTACCTGTGACGGTAAAACTGCGCCTGACTGTGGCTGCACTCCTGCTGTTTCTGGTGGTGATGGTGGATTTCACCAGCAGAATCATGTCGGTGCTGGCGGATGGGGTGCTGGTCTGCGGCATTATGGTATTGCTGTGGCCGGTGATAAAAAGAAACAGCCTGCATAATGCTTGATTTTTTTGTTTGCTGTTTATTAAAAACACTTCTGCATGGTGAATCCCCCTGTGCGGTGGGGCAATCAGCAAGAAGGAATATGGGGTAATCGCGGATTCAGGTGCTGATACTGAATTCACCGGGAGGCACCCGGCACCATGCTTTGCCACAAAAGTGTTATTTCTGTTTTTCTCAAACTATCATCGTTATCCCTTTATTTTCGGCTGCGCATGGCGCGGCCTTTTTTTTACGACCAGCCACTGGCAGATGGTCATCCTGTGATTTGATTCCGCTTCCGGCTTTTTAACTCTGTTCCTCTACACGGGAGAAATTCGATGTCGATTAAACATTATGATGTTGTCAGGGCGGCGTCGCCGTCAGACCTTGCGGAAAAGCTGACACACAAACTGAAAGAGGGCTGGCAGCCATACGGCGGACCGGTTGCCATTACGCCGTACACACTGATGCAGGCGGTGGCTATTGAAGGAGAGCCACAGGTCGGCCCTTCATCTGAGCCGGATTGGTACTACGTCATCGTACTGGCCGGGCAGTCCAATGCCATGGCTTACGGTGAAGGGCTTCCGCTGCCGGATTCATACGATGCTCCGGATCCGCGCATTAAACAGCTGGCGCGCCGCAGTACAGTGACGCCGGGCGGGGCTGCCTGCAGATATAACGATATTATTCCGGCTGACCACTGTCTGCATGATGTGCAGGATATGAGTACGCTGAATCATCCGAGGGCTGACCTGAGCAAAGGGCAGTACGGCTGTGTCGGCCAGGGTTTACATATTGCCAAAAAACTGCTCCCGTATATCCCGAATAACGCGGGGATCCTGCTGGTACCATGCTGTCGTGGTGGTTCGGCATTTACCCAGGGCGCGGAGGGGACATTCAGCGAGTCCACGGGGGCCAGTCAGGATTCGGCACGCTGGGGGGTGGGCAAGCCGTTATATCAGGATCTGATTTCCCGCACAAAAGCGGCATTGCAGAAAAATCCCAAAAACGTTCTGCTGGCCGTCTGCTGGATGCAGGGTGAGTTTGACATGAGCGCCGCCACCCACGCACAGCAACCTGCGCTGTTTACAGCCATGCTGACACAGTTTCGTGCTGACCTCTCCGTGTTTAACGCGCAGTGCCATGGTGGCAGCGCTGCAGATGTGCCGTGGGTTTGTGGTGACACGACGTATTACTGGAAAAATACATACGCTACCCAATACGACACCGTGTACGGCGGGTATAAAAACAGGGAGAGTGAGGGCGTTTATTTTGTGCCCTTCATGACAGACGGTAACGGCGTCAATACCGCCACTAACGCGCCGG